CTGACACTTGGAGTTGGACATACTGCGTAAGTGCGTGTGAGAAGTGTAGTCCTCTTGTCTTTACTCATACGAATTACCTTGTAAGTCCAGAACCAAGTCAGATGATTATCTTTCCTGGCTGGTTACATCACGAAGTTCCGATACACACTTGCGACCATGAACGTATTATGATTGCTGGTAATCTAGTCGGTTTCTAAAAATTCAAAACACTATATACCCTTCACTATGACAAAATATCGCATCATCAAAAAAGTGATATTACATGATTCTTTAGATTACGACCAAGCCAAAGACACAATGAGTATAATGAACGGACAAGGAAAAGATGAAGACTTGCACATTGAGGAATACGAACAAAAAGAGAAATGGCGTTTAGGACGTGACCCTGATTTACATTAACGGACTAAATACTCTGTAAGGAGTATTATTCTATGAATGAAAATTATTTTATGGGACAGGACGGTTTCGTCTGGTTCACTGGAGTCGTGGAAGATAGAAATGACCCAGAAAAATTGGGAAGAGTTCGTGTCCGTTGTTTAGGTTGGCACTCAGAGAGTTTAGTGAACATACCTAAAGGTGATTTGCCTTGGGCTCACATCATGCACCCTATCACCGACCCTTCCATGCAAGGACTAGGGAACACTCCCTCTTTTCTTGTTGAGGGAAGTTGGGTTATAGGTTTCTTCCTAGATGCAGTGGAGAAACAACAACCACTTATCATAGGTTCATTGCCTGGCAAACCCACATCAGTTGCAGACGCAAGTCAAGGGTTTAATGACCCTAACGCAAAGTACCCCTCAGAAAAAATTACACACTCCAATCATTCAATCAATGAACCAGACACCAATCGTCTTGCACAGGGTATTGTTTCTGAAACACACAAGTCACTTGAAAGAAGAAGAAAGAATAAACTCGCAGATGTTCCTACTGCTGGTAAACCTGGCCTAAACAACTCACAAGAATTTTCTACTCCTGTCGCAAATGGTAAGTGGAGTGAACCTCACCCTAAATCTGTATTCAATAATCAAGACCCATACCCCTCTGCAAAGTATCCGTTCAATCATGTTCAAGAGTCAGAGAGTGGACACGTCTTTGAGATAGATGATACACCAGACAATGAGAGATTGTACAGAGAGCATATGTCTGGGACATTTGAGGAGATACACCCACAGGGAACAAGAGTTACAAAAGTTGTGTATGATGATTACGAGATTATCGCAAGAAATAAAAAGATAGTTATCAATGCAGTTGGAAAAGATGCAAAAACAGGTAATCCAAGTGGAGCTCTAGACTTGACTGTATATGGAAGTGTTAGACAATATGTAGATGGAGATTACACACTTGACATAACTGGAAACTATATTCGTAGAGTTGGACTAAATGAGATTGTAAAGATAGGTGGAAAGAAAGGTGCAGATGGTAATCCCATAGGTGGTAATATGGAAACTGAAATTGTAAACGGAAGTTACAACCTGTCTGTCGATAAAAATTATATCGCAACTATCGGACAGATACTAGGAGATATAAAAACAACAGTTAGTGGAAATGAAAAGAGAACAATAGGTGGAACACAGGAGATAACTGTGACCTCTGATATTTCAGTCACATCTTTAACTGCATCAATCGTTCAAACTGCACTACAGGACTTTGGTGTTATAGCTCTCAATGATGTGTCTATTGTAGCCGGTAACGAAACAAAACATGGTTCTGGTAAAGCAGTCACAATCAACTATGAGGATAATGTAACAGAAATTATTGGTGGAACATTAAGTCAAAGTGTGACAGGTGCAGTTACAGAAACTTACAGTTCATCTCTTACAACTAGAATATCTGGTATAACAGGTATTAGTTATGGTCAAAATGCAACTCATCATTATCTTAAAGCATTTAAAGAAAAGATTGACGGAGATACATTCGTTGATGCAGCTGCAGATAAGGTTGACCATGTTCACCCAACATCTGGAAGAAGTGGTGGAACAGATGAAGTGGCCCCAGTATAATAGGAGAGATAAATGACTTGTGGAGCAAATATAAACTTTGATGCAGTAACAGGTGCAACTGCTGATTTAAAAAGTAAACTAACATCACAACTTGGTGGGAACTTTACTTCTGCGTCTGCACTGAAGGACGCAGTTTCAGCAAACATAACAAGTGTATCATCAAACTTATCAAGTATGTTACCAGAGATACCCTCTATACCAGCAATAAGTTTTCAAGGAGAACTCACTGCGTTAGCAGGTATTGATTTATCAACCCCAGCAGGTTTGTTAGATTACCAATCTAAGTTATCCTCAATCACTGATAATTTTGGAAGTGCATTATCAGGTGGTGGTTTTGACCTTGATGATTTAGTTTCAAAAGCTGCACCAACAATCTCAAGTTTATCTGGTAGTGCCTCTGGTGCGTTGTCACAAATAACAGATGCAGCTTCAGGTGCAAGTTCTTTGGTGACAGATGCGATAGCAGAAGCAAGTAGTGTTGCGTCAAGTTTAAGTTCTGGTGCGACAGATGCTCTATCAAGTGCATCAGGTTTATTAAGTGGTGGTGCGACAGATGCTCTATCAAGTGCATCAGGTTTATTAAGTGGTGGTTTACCAAGTGTACCAAGTTTTGATGTATGTAAGGATTGTCCAAACTTCGAACTACAAGCTGGTGCGACAGAAGCAATACAGTCTGCACAAGAAACTGTTCTTTCTAATGCTAAAGGTATTGCAGAAGAATTTGCAGAGGTGTCTACAAATGTAGATTTTAATGCACAGTTTAGTGAGATGACAACTAAAGCAAACAAGATACTTGCAGACCCAGATGTTCAATCACAGATAGCTGCAGATGTATCTTCTGCACAAACACAGATATCAGCAGATATAGAAAGTGCTATAGATTTAATTCCATCAGAACTTTCTGTTAAGATGCCTAAGGTATCACCATTTAAAGGTAAAATTATTTAACCAATGTTGTATAAATAAGACATAGGAGTCAAAGTATGTCTGCGTATAAAGATGCACAAGCCAATAATAATATTAGTCGTAATGTAAAACAGTATAGGGATTTAGATTTATTCTTTAGTAAAAAATCTAATAATGATATAAATTCTGTGACTGATATTGAAGCAGTCAAACGCTCCGTTCGTAATTTAATTTTATTGAATACATATGAAAAACCCTTTCACCCAGAAATTGGTGGTAATGTAAGAGGAATGTTATTTGAATTGATGACACCTATGGTTGCGTCTGTTATCTCAAGAAAGATAGAAGACTCAATTATAAACCACGAACCAAGAGCAAGACTTGTAGGAGTAAGAACAAATCCAAATTTTGATGCAAATGGTTATCAAGTTACAGTATATTTTTATGTTGTTAATGCTCCAACAGAATTAGTTGAACTTGACGCATTTTTAGAGAGGTTACGATAGATGGCAACAAGTGATAAAAAACTAAGAGTTACAGAATTTGACTTTGATGCAGTAAAAGAAAATTTAAAAACATTCTTAAAAAATCAAAATCAATTTACAGACTATGACTTTGAGGGTTCTGGTATGAATATATTATTAGACACTCTTGCATACAATACCCACTATCTTGGTTTCAATGCAAATATGTTAGCAAACGAAATGTTCTTAGACAGTGCATCACTTCGTTCTAGTGTGGTATCCCATGCAAAGATGTTAGGGTATGAAGTAAGTTCACCTAGAGCTCCTAAAGCAACAATCAATGTTTCACTTACAACATCAAATTCAACTGCGATAATGTCTGCTGGTACAACATTCAACACAACTATTGATGGTGTTAGTTTTCAATTTGTAACAATTAATGATAAGACTTCTCAAAACACAGGTTCGTCTATTCCCTTTGATAGCACAGAAATTTATGAGGGAACATATGCAAGTACGAAATATATTGTGGACAGTAATGATGTTGACCAAAGATTTATGTTGACAGATATTCGTGCAGATACAACAACACTCACAGTAAAAGTTCAAAACTCAACAACAGATACAACTTCTACGACATACACAAAGGCAACTGACATAACACAACTGTCAAGTGTAAGTACAGTTTATTATTTACAAGAAACAGAAAGTGGTAAGTTTGAAATTTACTTTGGAGATGGTGCAACCAGTGTTGCAGTATCAGATGGTAATGTAGTTATACTAAATTATGTGATTACTAATAAAACTGCAGCTAACGGTGCATCATCTTTTGTTAGAACAGAAGCAATAGATACGGTTACAAATATTTCAGTTACAACAGTCGCAAATGCAAGTGGTGGTGCTGAAGCAGAATCTTCTAGTTCTATAAAATTAAACGCACCATTAGATTACGCATCACAAGGTCGTGCAGTAACAGCAGAAGATTATAAAGTATATGTAAGAAAACTTT